CGCCCACCGCCAGCCGTATTGACCGCATCAATCGCATCCTGAATCGCCGCCGTGTCATCAGTTGTTCCATCTCCAACCGCCCCGTAATCCTTAACGCTTACCGTGCGGGCGTAGAGTTCGTCGGTTTCATCCCGCAACTTATTCACCACCGTTTTAATCTCGTTAAAATCCACCGCCCGCGCCATTCGTGCGGGTACGCCCGGAGCTAATCCCAGGTCTTTGTTGTCATAAGTTATTTTTTCGTCTGCCATGATTTCAATTTATTTATTAACACAATACTGAATCCAACACCCCGTCAAGCGTGCATTCCAATCCTGACGGCTCCGGGTTTCTCAGCGATATATAATTTTCAAGTTGTAATATTTTTCTAATCACTTTGCCCGTTTGCGTTTGCTCCAAAAACGGGTCTGATGCTTCGATGTTTGCCGTTACAATCTGGAAGTTCAGCGTGCCCGGATAATTCGGGCGTGTACTTAACAACCGATGCACTATTTCATTTGCTACTGTTTCGGCCATCTGATCACCACCCCAGTCTCCATCTGTTTTCATCACAATATCGAACATCGTTGTGACCACCCACTCCCAACTATTTTTTGTTCCCGTGTATGCTGCCCGCGTTGTAACTACAACAAACGGGGGAGACTGAGTGCTTACAAATACATTCCCAACCGGGATCGAAATATCTCCGATTAAGTTCAAATAGTGCGCTCTTATTTCTAATGTCGGGTCTATCATTGCTTTACTGCTTTTGCTAACATATTATCAATCGCCGTTATGAATCGGGCACTGTGTTTTTCGTATGCCGGGAATAGGTACGCTTTGTTTTCAAACTCGTTTTTCAAGGCATAATCCATGTCACTGCCTACAAACGCGGTCAGGCCGTCGCGCTTTGTTTCTGTATTTCGGAATGGGATTTCAACTTGTCGGGTTTGTGTTCCCTCTCTTATCCCTGTTTTCTTAAAGTTAACCCTGCCTTTGTGATCGAAATAAATCGAAGCCCGCAAAAATCCAAAGTCAACCGGGACGTTCTGCCTTGCATCCAACTGAATAGCCTTCCCGATCCGGTCAACGATCAATGGAAGGTCTTTCGCCACCTTTTCATTCAGTCGCGCAAGTCGTCTCAACACCCGCTGTTTTGTTGCAGGTATCACCATCACCGATATACCGCCCTTACTTGCCATCGTCACAGATTAATTCAAAATACTGATTTTGCATTTTCACATTCACAATGCTGTGAATAGCCATTGTCGTTCCGTCCTGCATCACCAGCCGCGCCCGTTCTGTTAGCGTTGCCAGTTCTGACATGTAGTGTGTAGTAATTATATAACCTTTGCCGGATATGTGCTGCGAATATTCCAGCAACCTGCGGCCTGTCATTGGTTCAACAGAAGCGAAAAACCGGGCAGCATCCGTCCACGTTCCATGCCTCGTACCGCCTGCAATATCCGCAACTTGGCTCAGCGTTTGGAGTGTTAGCAACTGGTTATAATTACCTGCATTCATATAAAAAACCCCTCATTGTTTTGCTGAATGAAATTCCTTACACCAACCGGCATTGGTGCATCCGTGCCGCGATTGTTGAAGTAATACGCAACTGTTTCTTTTATCGCGATTCCAACACCGGGAAGATTAACCGGGCCAGCCAGATATTCAACCGCTAAATCAGTCCCGGTCTTCATTAAAACCCCCTGATCGGTAAAGCCTCCAATAACATCCTCTCCATCCAGTGTTGCCGTTGTGATTTCTCGTACCGGGCCGTAAGGCAAGCGGAACGAGCGAAAATATCTATCGCTTCTCAGCACAATATCAGTTGATACGATGCTTTTACTGGTTGCGGCACCCAGCATTTCACATGCCTGAGCGATCATGTCAAGGATTGCTTGATCCTCGTTGTCGTGCATCACCCGTAAATACTGCTTCATTTCCCGGAGCGATACTGGCTCGGTAATCGGGTAGCGTATGGAGCGGCTTATTTCAATCATGGCTATTTCGTTTCTTTCGTGAATTTTTCCTCTTTCGTTTCTTTCGTTTTCGGCTTGGCCTGCTTTACCGCTTTCGGCTTTTCGGCATAACCTAAATCAACCAGCCGCTTGCATGTCGCTTCGTCAAAGTCATGCTCACCCGGCTTTAGTTTTCCAACTTGTTTTTTCAATATTACTTTCATCGTTTTTAAGTTTAGGGGGGCAGCCGAAGCCACCCCCGTTAAACATCAGTTAATTAGGCTGTAAATACTGCAATTCCTTGCGGCAAAACAGGCACATATCCAACGCGTTTGTGAGCGCGGATAGCGATCATGTCATGCTCAGCCAGGTTGATGTTGCCCGCTGTCGGGTCTGCATCGTCAATCCTGATTGAAGCCTGATCAAGCATTTTAATCCTCAGCCCCAGTTTGTCGCCATATACACAAGTAGCGGCAAGGTTGCCAAAGAACATAAACGGATCACCACCTGCCACAGTAGCGCTTGCGGGTAATTCGTCCGTGAGAACGATCGGGTAATTCCAGATCGAAGCTGGTTTTTCGCCCGTTGGCTGCTGCACAAGGTACGCGCCAAGTCCATCGCCGGCAGCCAGCACGTCAACGCGGAAGGTCTGAACAGTTGCAAAGTCGGCGGGGTTCATATAGAATTTGGCGCCGCGCCTTGCCGGTGTTGGAATCGCATAAATAGCCGCGTTCAGGAAATCTGGAGTCAAACCAGCACCACCCAACGGAACGGGTACGGTTCCAGCTGCATTGATAACACCATTGAAGGGGTCTCCACCTGCAATCGAACCGGCCAGGAATACCCTGTCCTCTTCAATCGCGAAGGCTTCACCAATCAACTGCCCCACAAAGGAGACGATGTCGATCGCTGCATCCTCTACAATCTCTTCGGTCATCGGTACAATAACGGCCAGCTTTTCCAATACTTGTTTCACCCTGCCAATGTAAGGTTTTGATTTCGGCTTCACGCCTGCATGGTCAACCCATCCCACTACAACTGATTGCAGAAGCATAGGAATCCAGCGTTCATTTCCGGGCCCGGAGAACGGCAGGTACCTCATATCGCGGCGGGCAATACCGGCCTCTGATACGAACCTGTAAACCTCAGCAAGCAGCAGTTCAGGCACCAGATACGATCCTTGCTCAGGGTCAAATCCATGTGCGCCGTGCATTACAACCGGGCCGGGATCGAAAACGGGCAGGCCACCATCGCCGGGAACCCATCCGCCTTCTTTCAGTTCAGTTTCAACCTGCTTCATAATATCACCTTTGCGGTGAATCATAGCGCGTACCCATTTCGCGGTAAGCTGGCGGGCTTCCTTTTCGGTGCCGGTCGGCTTTTCCTTGCGATTCATGGGGTCAATTTTCAGAAACAGTTTGTCGAGTTGCTGCTGCACCAGATCAAACTTCTGCTCAGCGGCAAGGTCTTTCATTTTCGCGTCCAACTCATCCCGGAGTGTTTTCTCAACGGCTTTGTCGGCTTTACCTTCCAATGCAGCGTCGAAGCTGGCATCAAGAGCTTTCAGAAAGTTCAGCTCCTTTTCATCGAAGGTCTGGCCTTCGGGCAATTTCAAATGTTTTAAGTCCATTGCGTTTAGAATTTAGTTAATATACTTCCAATAATTCTGACCGGTGGCGGTGGCGGCTTGGAGTGGTCTATGCCGGCTCCGAGTGCACTTATTGCCTTCAACCTGTCAATCTCTTTTATAATCAATTCAAATATTTCGTCCTTTTCAAAGTTGCCGTTTCTCATCAGCTTTTCGAGTAATTCAATCCTGGTATCATTCGCGGCTTTCATTGAAACGGTCGGGGTGTTTTCGTTCGCTCCCCACAAAACGCTGCTGCCTTCCCACATGCGAACTTCTTTAATCGCCCTGACCTTTTCCTCTGTATCGTCATCAGATTTCAGCGTTTCAAATCCAACCGAATGCTCAGTGATTGCGCCTTCCTCGTATAGCTTCAATGCCAGTGACGCGATGGGCGTATCAATCAGTTTGGTTTCAAAATATACGCCGTTCTTTGTCTCTTTCAAAACGTACGGCTTGTTAATGGGCTGCATCGAATCATGCTGCCAAAGGTGCCAGATTCGTTTTTTTCCTTCCGGCCCCAGATCGGCAATGGTCTTTTTAAACGCCCCATCTGCAAATATATCCTTATCGCTGTCAATCGTTCCGGTGTTCGTGAAATAGCCGGTGACTATCCGCTTTGCTGTGTCCACGTCCTTAACGCTCCCGCCCAGCTTGTATTCCATCGTTTTCATATCATTTTACTTTTGAAATAATCTACATATCCCTGAATCTTTCTTTTGTCCGTGCCCAGTCCAGGTGAAGCGTTGACCTCAAGTATTGCGCATTTGTCGCCGTTGGTCATTATGTCAACCGCTCCAAAGTCCAGGTTTAGCGCCCTCATTGCTTCGATTGCCAACGTTTCGATCTGTTTCGGATAGTCGCTTGTAACGATTAACTCCTCACCTGTGATGCTGGCGTTTCGCCTTATGTCGGTTTCAATCGACGGCTTATAGCTTATCCCGTGTGTTTTGTCTCCGCAAACGTGCACCCTGTATTCTTTTTCATTCGGCCAAATCTCCTGGTAATAATACGGTGAATCGAACGGTATTGTTTCAATTTCTGCTTTGTTATTTGCAATGTAAAAGTTCTGCCCTTGCGCGTGCCGGTGTTGGCGTACAATACAAGGATATTTCACGTCCTGATCCCTGATCCACGTTTCCGGTATTGGTAGCCCGTGTTCTTTCCAGATTAGCCGTGCAACCGGTTTGTTCTTAGCTTTGAATAATCCATCAGGCTGATTCAATGTCAGGCGCTCCGGCATATCGTGTAACAGGATTGTGCAACCCCATCGGACGTAAACGCCCGGAGTGAAAGCGTTTGGCAAATCCCAAGCGCCCTTGTAAAATGCGACCAACTGAATAGCATCGTATGAAGCACGCCGTAATTTCAGCGCTTCGGCCATGTACCAGTAGGCATCCACCAGCAGATATATTTTCAGTCGGTTTTTATTTCTCATTGCTCTATTGGTTCAAATACTATGTCGGCTCCACCTCTCCTAAATACTCAGCCACCACGTCCCGAACCGGCCTAAACCCAACCGCACAACGGCACCGTTGGGGTCTCCTGGGTGCATCAGTTTATCGCCGTTCACCTCGAAATATTCATGTTCGAGCACTTCAACTCCATCCATTGTAATGTGGTCAAACTCGTCGCCCGGATTGCTGCCCCTTGTGCGCCCATCATTTGACGAAATCCATATCTTGTAATTCGGAATTTCCGTATCACTTGCCCCCTGCATTGCCCCGGCGTTACTTGCTGACATCGTCTCTGTTCGTGCGATTCTCAGCGCCTTCCATTTTTCAATCTCTCCCTGCCTTGCAATAATATCATCAGCAACCTTGCGCGCGCCCCAGCCTTCATTGGCTCCCATCTGAACGGATCGCCTCGCTGCATTCTGGATGTCGGCGTATAGTGTGCGCGTTGTTTCGGAAATCCTGTTGCCACATTTCGTCCGTACATATTCCATCATTTGAGTAAACCAAACACTTTCATCGTCCCAGTCGTTGCGCTTTGTTTCCAGCTTTCCGGCTGCCCTTTTCAACTCCGCTTTCTGCATCTTTGCGAACGCTACACCCGTTGTAGTATACACCCGCTCATAAGCGGCTTGAATATCTACATCGGTTTGGAAGCTCTCCACCACTTGCAGTATTTCATTGGTCGTCTCCACGCGTTCGAGTTGCTGTTTTAATTCTTTTCTGGCTTTTGCAAACATACGCAAAAATATAAGCTCACCCCTTCGGATGTGCTTTATTCTTGCCCTATTGATTTGCTGCCAGTTCATTTTTCAAGTCGTTCTTTTATCGTTTCAAGCTGCATGTAGAATAGCGTGGCTATAATTGAATAACCAATCGTGGCTTCAACCGGTAGCGCTAATCCGAAGCAGATACCGATGACTATAAATATTGCAACCGCTGTTAATATTTTCATTTTCTCCGCTTGTTTAGTTCCTCATCAATTCGCGTGAATCCTGTATCAAAATCAAATCCCATTGGCACCAGTCCGGCTTGCTTGTATAGCATATCAGCTGCCGGGTCTTCAAACCTATCGTACTGGGTAGCGATTCGCTTTTCATTGTCGGTGATCCAGTCCATTTGGAGTAGCATGCCTGCGATTTTGCTCAGATCGTCTTGCAACTCGGTAACGGCCATCAGATCGTAATCCAGGTAGTATTCCGGGCCGAACTGCCGCGCTACTCGTTTATTCAAGTGCTGTTTCAGGCTGTCCATGTCGGGCAGTACCGAAGTGGTAAGCAGCATCTTTCTGGCTTCTTTCAGATTGTCAAGCGTTGATGCTTCGCTGCTCAATAAAGCAGGATGCACCCTGAAAATATTGCAAAGCGTTTCTTTGTTCGCCCGCCTTGCTTCCAGTGTTCCCAAGTCAACCGGTGTTTCCCCGATCTTTAGAAATTGTAGCGGCGCCCTATTGAATTGCAGTTTGCCGCGATTCCTAAACCCGGACGACTTCTCGAACTTCTCTCTCATTGCTTCGGCTTGCTCCTTGCTAAACTCAATGTCGGTCTGATTTGTTCCGGTGATTACGCCTTTCAGCCCTTCGTTTAGAAAAGCCGCACTCTGGCCGTCAATCGCTACATTATCCTGAGCGATTATAGCAGCGGCAGGGTGAAGTGGACTCATGCCGTACAGGTCGCGCCCCTCAGCACCCCATTTGGGGTTGATATACTTCCAATGGATTACATTGTCCGGGTCAAGCGGCGTCTGATTGATAGCTTCAATAAGATAGCCCTTTATCGGGTCAAGGAACGATTCACCAACTATCCGTACCTTGTCAGCCGGTGCCACATGAAGCGATAACGGATGGCCGGTGGTTGGGTTAGTGGGCATGTAGATATAAGCGTTTCCGGTTACGTCCCGGTAAACAAACAACTCCTCAATCACATCTGAAAATGATTGCATCGCGTTGGGCTTTTCGATAAGCCGGTTCAACGCGGTGCCTTCCACCTCAGCCAGCGATTGTTCTTTCAGGTGCAAGGTCTGATGCAGGTTGGCCGTTGGGTTTTCGATTGCTTTGTACTGCCTGAGCTTCTGTTGATTCTTTACCTTGTACACCAACCAGGGGACTGCCTTTGCCGAGTTCGCGCGAAGCATTACGATTGAGTAAACAACCGGGTTTCTGGCAAATCCATGCTTAATATATTCGCTCGGCCTGTCATCAATCGGGATGACCTGGTCGCGCCTTACGAACTCGCGAAGCATCCTCATATACTGCTGAAAGCCCTCATTGCTGATTGCCCGTTCCTGATCCCGCTTTATTTCATACCCAAATATTTTCATAGTGTCCAGCTTTCTACTTTCTTTCTGATCATCGGAGTGAGAGCATAACCTATCGCGTCAATGCAGTGGTTATGTTTGTCAACCAATACCGGCTGAACATCACCCGTTCGTTTGTCTGTTTTATAACTATATAGCCTCATCTCTTCGGCTGTATGTGTGCAATCAGGATGTACGATAATACTTTCAAACGACCGCATAAACCCGATTCGATCCTCAACACAACCGGGCCACTTGTCAGCAGATACGATTTTGAACCCAGCCCTGCTCATGTAACTAATCAACTCCGGGCGTGCATTATCAGCCCTTATCTGGTAAGCGTTTGAATTGTCAATGTGATAAAACAGCGCGGGTGTATCGTCAACCTCGCAGTTAACTTTATACGCCTCATGCCTGATGTATAGGTTTCTGTCTTTGATATACGCCCGGATTAATACTGTTGGATCAACTGAGAATCCCCAGTCAGCACCTTGCATCGGTGCGCCAAACGATTCATCAACCTCGAATGATTCAACCCGGTACTTGCCCTTGAACACCTGGGCGTCGGTGTGATAGCGAACTTCACCCAGCCAAATGTGAGCGTATGCCTCATAATCAACTTCTTTGAGGTAATTCGCTTCGTTGATAAGCGTTTCAGGGCAATCGGGGTTGTCCAAATAGCTGACCTTTGCGACGTATGTAGACGGCGGCTTGTTGATAACGAAGCGTTGATATACTGGATCGGTCGGGAGGTCTGGATTGAAAGTTATTAGTATCTTGCTGCCTTGCTTGCGGATTGTAGGGATTAGGATTTGCCATGATCGTTCACTGACCGAGTGAGCCTCTTCCACCCAGCACACATCAGCGCCCTCTAATGATTTGATGCTGTCAACAGTCAGTCCGTTCAGCCCTTTGAATATGAACTCCGAGCCGTTCGCCCCGATTATTGTGGTTCGCTGTATGTCAAAGAAATACGATACACCCAACATCTCGATCTGATTAGCCAGCAGCCTTAGTACGCTGTCGCTTATTGAGTTCTGAATCTCACGGGTGCAAACGACCAGCGTCTTACTTGTCATTGCCATCCCGATCACAGCGCGGGCAACTTCCCAGGACTTGCGGCCACCGCGTCCACCATAATACACTTGGTATCGGTGTTGGTCGGCCTGCTCAAATAGCGGCACGAATTGTTCAATGCTGCTAATCTCTTGTATCATTGCGCTTTATAGTTACTGCCATATCCCCTGTCCATTAGAAACTCCGCTGCCCTTGTATCGCCCTTTGCTGCCTTAGCCCGTTGCGCCTTCAATATCGCCTCGAGTGCATCCATGCCGTCTTTTTCCTCAGCCAGCACCTTTGCGATGGCAGCTTTCAGGTCGGGGAGCTTGGGACGACCT